TTTAAGAGGTGGTGATTTACCATACGATCCAATCGCAAAAGGATTATTACCTGTATATGATGTTCAAAAACGTGATTACAGAATGATTAATCTAGGCACCATTATATCAGCTAAAGTAGGTGGTGTTGATTATATAGTAGGATAATATGAGAAAACTAATCGACATATACTTGGATGAAGCAATAATCACGCCTAAAGTCCCTGTAAAAGATAAACAAACCACAGAAGCTAGAGTATTACCTTCATTATCTATGAATTTAACTCCACTTCAAAGATACATATACAATTACGAAGTAGAAGTTAGCGGTGAAGATTTTGCTAGAAAAGAACTTGACAACATTAAAAAACTTAACACACTTACAGATATGCTTAACTACTATAGTAGTTATAGAGGCTGGGCACAAGACAGTGGTTTAAGAAATGAAATGATTAAGTTAATGACAGTTGCTAAAGAAAAATTCAATACACCTGTCAGTGAACAAATAGAAGAAGCAGAAAAATTAATGAAACGTGCAGGTATTAAATCTGAAGCCAGAATATTACCTGTAAAAATGCCTAATTATAAATATAAAGTAGGTGAAACTGTACGTGAAGAAAACGGTGATGAAGAAGCATGTAAAATATTAGATAGAAGAGTTGATTGGAATGCTGTAAAAATGGATCCTGTTGATAAACAATATCTTCCAATGTTTATGGATCATGATGAAGAAACAGATAACAATCCATGGTATTTAGTTCAATGGTTAGAACATAATGCAGATAAAAAACCAACATGGTGGACAGAAGATGAATTACAACCATATTATGAAAAAAATAACGATGAAGATGAAGATGAAGACGAAATAGATGAGGCTCAAGTTACACCTGTTGGTATGGGTAAAATAGAGAATTATAGAATATCTTGGTATGATGGTTCTTTTCAATTTAAACAAGAAAAAGTTAAAACATCATTAGCTAACGCTGAAAGAATAGCTATAGATGGATTAAAAAAACAATATAAACATAGAGAATCAGATGATTATTGGGTAGATATGGATCGAAATTTAGGAGATGATGTTATACCTCGCCGTGAAGAAGTTGAAAGAATAAGTTTAGATTCTGAGCCTGATGGTTTATATGCTAGAGTAAAAGTACGTAATAATGATACTAGAGCATATGAACTTACTAAAAAAATTAAACTTCAAGACGAAGTAGATGAAGCTCGTATTACACCTGTTGGTATTCCTTCACAAAAATATGGAACAGCAGATTGGGTACACCAGTGGGCAGACGATGATTATGATACTTTAGTATATGAATTAGGAGAAGATACAGCGGACATGGTATGGCTTTTAACTTCAATCATAGATATAAACAAACAATCAACATTAAGTATTGCTGATGTACGTAAATTTAGAGAAAGTATTTATAGTGATGGATATGAAGGTAGTGTTGATGATTTAATTAAAAATTTATTAGATTATAAAGTAATAGTACCAATAACTACTAATGAAGCCCGCGTTACACCTGTAGGAATGTCAAAATATAATAACGCTACATTACATATACCAGATAATACTGGTAAAACATATATTGACGAAGACATATACCTAATAGATAATACAGGAGGAGAATTTGTAGGAACTGATATGGGAAATAACCAATATGAATTTACTGATTATTACGGATGTGATGAGGATGAGGATGATGAGGATGATGAAAATAGAATATTTGATACTGAAAATTATGAACTTCCTAAAGTATTCATTCAAATGTTAGACGCTGGGGGTGAATTAAGTAGATCTTTTGGTATGTGTTATGAATACACAGTAACAATAAACCTAGACACACTAAAAAAACTATACCCAGTAAAATCTACTACTAATGAAGCCCGCGTTACACCTACTACAAGCATGAATAGGGTAAGTGCTAACTATGTTAATTTAATTAATGACGCTATATCAAAATCTATAGTTAAAATTATTAAAGAAAATATGAAATATGTTGGAGATAGTGTTGATATAGTTAAAACATTATTATCTGATAATAAATTAGGTCTATTAATTGAAAAATACATTAAATCTAAAATGATAGAAACCAACGCTGAAATTGTAAGAAACGGCGTTCCTGATATTGTTACTAGAGCAAATGTTAATACATTAACAGATAATGAAATGCTTGATTTTATTGAGGACAATAAAGCAGTACAACAGTATATATCTAAATTATTCTGGAAATCTTATTTAGAATTAATCGATATTGACGCTGTAAAAAAAATAATAAAAGATAAATACTATAATCCTCAATATGAAAATGAGTATAATGATTCGGAAATTACTCATTTGATTTATATGGACATAAACAGAAACATGTATGGTGAAGATATATTCCCATATGCTGATACTCATTTAATTAGTGATGAATTTGCTGACGTTTTAGAACGTGAATTACCTAAAGAAATATTTGAAGCACGTGTTACGCCTGTAGCAATAGGTTCATTAAGATCTGATGATTTAATTGAAATAATATTAAAAGAATATGATAATAACCCTAATCTCTTTACTGATGACAATTTAGATATAGTATCTAAAGATGAACTATATAAAGACTTAAAAGAATCAGGTTCACGTTTAATTATAGATATATTAGTAGGATTAGAAATACATCAAGAAATACTTAACTTTTATAACAAATATAAAAAGGTAGTAATTGATGGTACTGACTATACTAAATATTTTACAAAATACATTAATAACACAAATGAAGCCCGTGTTACGCCTGTATCGATGTCACGATACAACAATGCTGAAGTAAATATAATAGATAACGATTTTGTTGTAATAGAGGATAATGAGGGTAATGAATATAACGGCGATATAGAAAATGATGGTACAGTTAACTTTCTTTTAATATTTGAAAGTGATGATAATACTTTAGAGTTCATGGATGAAGAAGAAATATTTGACACAATAGCTCCTGAAGTATTTAAACAAATAAAAGATGCAGGTGGCAAAATTGGAGCATCAAGCGATTCAATAGATGTAACTATAGATGTAAAAACACTAAAAAAACTATACCCTACAAAATATATTGATAATACTAATGAAGCACGTGTTACACCTGTAGGAATGAGTAAACCAATAGAAATACCTAGCGAATGGGATGAAGACGATAACTATAGCGATGATCCTGATGAAGATGGTTACACTACTATAATTCGCTTTTATGCTCCATATGAAGGCTGGGACCCAGATGATACAGATAGTGTATACATAAGAAAAACACCAAAAGAAACATTTGAAGTATCAATATCAGATTCATTTAGTGGTGGGTATTATGATCAAGAAGAATATTCAACTTTACGTGCTGCCGAAGAAGCAGCAGTAGTAATAATGAAAGATATAATGTCTAACTGGCCTGATAGAGATGAAGATGATAAAGATGAAGACGATTATGATGATGTAGCTGAAGCACGTGTTACACCTGTAGGAATAAGAAAACGTAACAAATACGTTAGTATAGAAACAGATAAAGATGGAGAAAAATACTATATTATAGATAAAGGTCTAGTACAAACATATCTTGAATCAGTAATTCATCCTGAATATATTGATGCTGTAGAAACTTTTATGAGTGATGGAGAAGGTTGGGAAGAATCCACATTAAATGGATTAAGTGATTTTGATTTTGAAAACGCTACAGATGAAGATATTGAAGACTTTGCCACATCAGAAATGAGCTTTTTCCTAACATCAGAACCTGATGAATTTCCATATAGAGATGGTTTAAATGAAGCACGTGTTACACCTGTTGGTATAAACAAAATACAATTACCAGATAAAAAATGGAAAGAATTTTCTGTTGACCCTGAACCTGATCTAGAAGAAGACTTTGAAGTAGAATCATATGGTGCTCCTATGGAAGGATGGGATACAGACCATTATGACTTTGTTAAAATAATGTCAACACCAAAGTATGATGCTTTAGCTGATGAAGGATGGGATGAAAATACCCCACCTTTAAAAACTAAATATTTTATAAGTACTTATATAGCGTTTGGTGGTATGGAAGATGAAGATGAACGTTACGATTCATTGTCTGAAGCTAGAAAACGCGCTGTTGAAGTAATGAAAGAAATAATGCAAGATTGGAGATAAAATAACATATAGACTAGATTCATTGCCTAGTCGCATCGAAATAAAATTGGAGTAGTGGCCCACCCTTAAAGGTGGGCTACCTTTATTTTGAGAAACCAAATAAAAATGTTAACTTTACAAATATGAAAAAAATAGTAATCATCGGTGCTGGCGTTGCAGGTATCAACGCAGCAACCAAATTAGTAGATAATGGCTACGATGGTAGTCTAATCACAATTCTAGACAAAGGTAATGACCCAATTAACCGTTTACCTGAAGAGGTAATGACTGGCATGTTAGGTGCTGGTGGTTGGTCAGATGGTAAATTAGTAGTATCAACAGTACAAGGTGGACAGTTGTCCAAGTATTGTGGTGAAGAAAAAGCTATGGATTTAATGAATGAAGTAGTAGCTAATTTTACTCGTTTCCACCCTAAACCAGAAGATATTTCATGTTCTGATCCTAAACAAGAACCTGACTTTATTAAACCATATTTCGACTTACGTATGTCGCTTGTATGGCATATTGGTTCAAACTACTTACATGAAATTGCTAAAAATTGGTATCAATATTTACAAGATAAAGAAGTTAACTTTAGTTGGAACACTACTGTTACTAATATTGATTTTCAAGACTTAATTATTAAGTATAAACAAGGTGAAGATGAGTTTGTAGCGTTAGATGCTTATGATGAACTAATATTTGCTGTAGGTAAATCAGGTATTGATTTCGCTCAAAAATTAGCAGATGATTATAAATTACCTAATGAACCTAAATCAGTACAGATTGGTGTTCGATTTGAAGCACCACAAAAATACTTCCAAAAACTAATCGATGTATCGTACGACTTTAAATTATACCAGAAATTTGATAACGTATCTTTACGTTCGTTCTGTACTAACAATAATGCAGCTTATGTTGCTGTGGAAGAGACTTATGGGGATGTGAGTTATAATGGTCACGCTAAAAAAGGTGAAGAATTTAGAAATAATATGACTAACTTTGGTATTTTAATGGAAATTAGAGGTATTGAAGATCCATTTGCTTGGAGTAGAGATGTAGTAGCTAAATGTAATATGAAAGTTTCTGAATTTAATTACAATTCTGGTCTTTATTATTCCCCAAACAATACAAGACAACCATCAAATACATCAGAAGGTAATAAAGTTAATAGCTTTCAAATAGCATCAGGAGATATCTATACAGAGACAGATAAAATAAATCCATTAGATAAAGTTAGAGAAGCATTTGGTGGTTATTTTGAACACATTGAAAACTTTATTGATAACATGAATAGTGTATTTAACTTTGGTGATGATTGGGGAATGTATATTCCTGAAGTAAAGTACTTATCACCTGAACCATTAGTTAATTACACAGATTTATCATTAAACGAATACCCAAATGTACACTTTGTAGGTGATGCATTATCAGCTCGTGGTATTACCGTTTCAGGAGCACATGGAATTTATGTTGCAGAAAGTTTGTTGGAAACTAAATAATTAATCTTACCTTTATAATATGGAAGAAAGAAGAGGCAGACCAAAAGAACCAGAAGCAGTAGTTGCACCACGTAAATACACTAAGGTATATGAAGATGAAGATACTATTGAAACATGGACCTACGATTTAGATAAATTTGAACGTGGTCCGGTTTTAGTAGAAATCAAATATAAAAATGGTTTAGACAAATCTAAAAACTGGAATAAATTAGCTAAACAAGCTAAAGACGATAGACGCAGTAGTAGACAAATGAAAAAAATCAACGAGAACAATAACACCAAAACACAAAAACATGGAAAGAAAAATTAAAACAACAACAGGAGAGACAATGCATTTGTCTAGAACTACACGTTTAGGACACAGTACAATGGATAAAAATGATCCAACAGCAAATAAGAAAATTTGGGTGTTACATAATACAGAAGGACCAGCTATGACTACAGCTGAAGGTAAAAAAGAATATTATTTTTGGGGTATATATCAAGGTTCAAGTATTGAAGTACTTAAAGATTTCAAACGTAATCATACAGGATTACCACCAGCTAAAAACCCATTATTTAAAACAAGATTATAATATGAAGATAGGATTTGTAGGAACAATGAGTGTAGGTAAAACTACATTAGTTAAGGCATTAGCAGAATTATCACAATTTAGTGATTATTATATTGCAACTGAGCGTAGTAAATATTTACGTGATTTAGGAATTCCATTGAATACTGATTCAACTTTTCCTGGGCAAATTATATTTTTAGCCGAGCGTGCTAGCGAGATTCTGCGTGAAAATTTGCTGACAGATCGTACTATATGGGATGTATGTGCTTTCACATTAAACGCGAAATCCATCAATCACTTTGAGAAAAAAGTGTTTACTGATGCTGCTGTATTAATGAAAAGTCATTACGATATTGTATTTTATGTAGATCCTGAAGGCGTTGAAGTTGAAGATAATGGCGTTAGAACAACAGATTTAGCATATAGAGATCAAATAGACGCAACTATTAATAACTTACTTAATGAATACCCACCAACAACATTGTATAAAATTAAAGGTACTACAGAAGAGCGCATCAGGATGGTGTTAGAAGCAATTGATAAATATTTATACAAGACCCAAACAACAACAATTACATTGTAATGAAAAAAGATAACTTAAAAGATTATATCAAATCACGTATTCGTGAAGTATTATATGCTGGCCCTGGTGCTATTGCTAAAGCAAGAACAAATCCTAACTATGCTAAACTAAAAGACAGAGCACAAGTTGACACAGCGCTTAGAACAGGTGGTTCAGTTGAATTAGAAGAAATGGCACGTAAAGCGATCACATTTAAGGTTGCTCCTGATTATAAAGAAAAAGCAGCAACAATTAAAACTGGTGGCCCAATTAGTCCTAAAAAATTAGAAGATATTATCGCATTTCTTGACGGTAAAGAAACAACAACTGGTCCTGAAATTGCAACTGGTGTTGGATTTGAAGGTAAAATGCCTCGTATCTACCCTATATTCGCAGCGTTAATCGATAAAGGCGCTTTAGTATCAACAGCAGAAACTGAAACAGTAGATGTACCGGATACACCTGAAAACACAGGAGATGGTGCTGAAGAATTTTTTAGATTTGATGGTGAAGAAGAAACAACAATCGATGATGAAGAACCTCAAGAAACAGATATTGAAAAAGTAGACGTTACACTTGATCCTATAGCTAAAGCAGCATCTGATTTTACTATGGACAATGATAGATTAATTCAATCAATTATTAATTTATACAAAGATTCAAGAGTTCGTGTTAAAGAAATTCGTGAAGAAGAAGGTGATTTGAGTGCTGCTGACTATAAAAAAGCATTATCTCAAAGTAAAGATTCTGCTGTTAAAACATTAGCTGATAAAATTGATCAATTAGTTAGCAAAATTAAAGATTTAGAACCAGCAGCACAAGATAAAGTACTTAGTAATTTAGATTTCTCATTCAAATCAGTAGATGCAGGTTACTTATCTAAATTGATCTATAAAAAATTAGATAGACAAGCACCAACTACAGAACCAGAAAAGGATACTGTAGATGTTGATATTGAAGATATTGATGATGAAGAAATTACAGAAGATTCAGGTGTTGAAGATGTAGATTATGAAGGAAGTAATTTTAAAGACTACGATAGCATTTATGAGCGCATGCAAAAACTTATTAAATATAAAGGATAATGAAAAAAACTATTGCCATAATTGTTATTATATTAGCAGTATTGTATATTGCTTTTGACAAATACACTGGGTTTGTAGAAGATAAAGCTCATTTAGCAAAACAAGATAGTTTAGTACATGCTGTTGATTCATTAAATGCTGAATTAGTTAAAGATAGTCTTATTATTGATTCAATGGAAGCAGAAGATTTAGTTCTATGGAATAAAATAGAACATGCTAGAAAAAATGTTAAAGTAATTACTAAATGGATTGATTCATCTAAGGCAGCTATTGACACTTATACTGAACATGAATTGATTACTTCATTTAACACCAAATACCCAGCAGATACTATCACTAATCCACTACCATTAGCACAACCAGTATTAGTTGCTGTAGCTAAGGATTTAGTTGAATTAGATGGTGCTAAACAACAATTAATTGTTAAAGATACTATTATTAATTTAGCTGAAATGCGTATTATTGTTAAGGATAGTATTATTGGTAAATACGTTTCTAAAGAAAACACATATAAAGGTATTGTTAAAAATCAAGAAATACAAATTAACGATTGGAAAAACCAATACGATAAATTGATGATTGATAATAAAAAACTTAAAGTTAAAGGTAAAATAGGTGCTATTAAAAGTGTGATTGTTGGTGTAGCAGCAGGTGTAGCATTAGGAATAATTGCTAATTAGTAAAACCCCGCTATAGTCTCCGTATTATAGCTCTGAACCCTAGTCCCGTAAGATTAGGGTTTTTTCTGTATATTTATATATAAACGCACGAATGAGCGAACAAAATATTAAAGACATAATTAGACAGGAATACATCAAATGCATGACTGATCCTGCCCATTTTATGAAAAAATATTGTATGATTCAGCACCCAACTAGGGGCCGCATACAATTTAATTTATACCCATTCCAAGATAAGGTACTACACCAGTTTCAAAAAAATAATTATAACATAGTACTTAAATCTCGTCAGTTAGGTATCTCTACATTAGTAGCAGGTTTCTCACTTTGGATGATGATATTCCATAAGGATAAAAACGTGTTGTGTATTGCGACTAAGCAAGACACTGCTAAAAACATGGTTACTAAGGTAAGATTCATGTTTGAAAATCTACCAGCATGGTTAAGAGGTACCGAGAAACCTTTGGAGAACAACAAACTTTTACTTAAATTAACGAATGGATCTCAGGTAAAAGCAGTTTCGGCTGCTGGTGATGCTGGTAGATCTGAAGCCGTATCTTTATTGATAATAGATGAGGCTGCGTTCATTGACAGTATTGATGAGATATTTGCTTCTGCTCAACAAACATTAGCAACGGGAGGAGGATGTATTGCGTTATCTACACCAAATGGTACAGGTAACTGGTTCCACCAAACATGGCAAAAAGCAGAAATTGGAGGTAATTCATTTGTTCCTATTAAGTTACCTTGGATGGTACATCCTGAAAGGGATCAAATATGGAGAGATAGACAGAATAATGATTTGGGAATCAGAATGGCTGCTCAAGAGTGTGACTGTGACTTTAGTACATCTGGAGATACAGTATTTGAACCAGAAAATATTCAGTGGTTTGAAGCAAATATCATCGAACCAATAGAAAAAAGAGGCATAGATGGTAATTTATGGATTTACGAACAACCAGACTATAATAAAAACTACTTAGTAGTAGCCGACGTAGCTAGAGGTGATGGTAAAGACTATTCCGCATGCCATATATTTGATACTGAGACAGCCGCCCAAGTAGCTGAATATAGAGGACAAATAGGCACTCGTGATTTTGGACATATGTTAGTTGGTATAGCAGCAGAATATAATGATGCTTTATTATCAATCGAGAATGCTAACGTAGGTTGGGATACCGTGCAAACAGCAATTGATAGAGGATATAGAAATTTATATTACTCACCAAGACAAGAAGCATTAACTTCAGACCAATGGGCGAGAAGAAACAATAATGATAATAATTTAGTAGCCGGTTTTACTACATCAGTAAAAACACGTCCACTAATGATTGAAAAATTTAGAGAATATGCTCATGAAAGAATGTGCATTATTCGTTCTAAAAGATTAGTAGAAGAAATGAAAGTATTTATTTGGAAAAATAGTAAAGCACAAGCGCAAGAAGGATATAATGACGATTTAGTAATGTCATTCTCTATGGGTTTATATCTACGCGATACTGCTTTAAGATTTAGAAAGAATAATATAGAACAAGACAGAGCCGCTTTAATGGGGTTCAGTGTTGATAGAGGATCTTATAACATATATTCCGCTAGAGGACACAGCCAACCAAACCAATGGCAAATGCCTACAGACCATGGTAAAGAAGATCTTACCTGGTTGTTAGGTTAAAAATATTTATACACATGATAGACACATCTTTATTCGGAAGGTTAAAACGATTATTTTCAACTGACGTTATTATTAGAAACGTTGGTGGTAATCAAATAAAAGTATTAGATACTGACCATATTCAGTCAACAGGAGTAGTACAAACAAACATGTACCCTGACCGTTACCAACGTATATACACGGGAGGTCTGGGCACTTATGTGGGTAATGCTCCATATTCTAACTATACAGTTATACGACCACAGTTGTATAACGACTATGAAGTAATGGATGGTGATCCAATCGTAGCATCTGTATTAGATATTGTAGCTGATGAATCTACACTTAAAAATGGCGCTAATGAAGTATTAGCAATTAAATCATCAGACGAGAATATTCAAAGAATATTATATAATTTATTTTATGATGTATTGAACATTGAATTTAACCTTTGGGGTTGGATTCGTTCAATGTGTAAGTATGGTGATATGTACTTGCATTTACACATCGCTGAAAAATATGGTGTTTACCAAGTAGTTCCTCTTAATGTTTATAACGTTATTAGAGAAGAAGGACTTGACCCTAAGAATCCGGCATATGTTAGATTTAGAGTTGAACCAAATGCATCATATACAGGTGTAATTGGTGCATATGATAATAATGATCAAGTATTTGATAATTACGAAATTGCAAATTTCCGTTTATTAGGAGATTACAATTTCCTTCCTTATGGTCGTTCATATATTGAACCTGCTCGTAAAATCTTTAAGCAATTAGCATTGATGGAAGATGCAATGTTGATTCACCGTATTTTAAGAGCACCTCAACGCCGTGCTTACTATATTGATACTGGTAATATCCCACCAAATGAGATTCCAGCATACATGGAGAAATTAAAGAGTCAAACTCAACGTACTCCATTTGTTGATCCGAAAACTGGTGAATATAACTTACGTTACAACATGATGAACGTAAATGAAGATTTCTATATACCAGTTAGAGGTGGTAATACATCAACTAAGATAGATACATTACCTGGTCTTGAGTATAACGCGATTGAAGACGTTGTTTACTTAAGAGATAAAATGTTAGCTGCTATGAAGGTGCCTAAGGCATTTTTAGGATATGAAGCTGATGTTGAAGGTAAATCTACATTAGCACAACAAGATATTCGTTTCGCTCGTACAATTGAGCGTATCCAACGTATTGTTGTTTCTGAATTAACTAAAATCGCATTAGTTCACTTATATGCTCAAGGGTATACTGATGAGAATTTAACTAACTTTGAGTTAGAATTAACGACTCCATCAATTGTATACGACCAAGAACGTGTAGCGTTGATGAAAGAAAAAGTTGATTTAGCTAAAAATATTATGGATACTGGTTTATTCCCAACTGACTATATCTACGATTATATATTCCATATGAGTGAAGACAAATATGATGAAATGCGTGATTTAGTAGTTGAAGATAAAAAGCGTTTCTTCCGTTTATCTCAGATTGAGAATGAAGGTAACGATCCAGTAGAAAGTGGTCAATCATACGGAACGCCACATGACTTAGCATCATTGTATGGTAAAGGACGTAATGGAATGGGTGAAATACCTGCACCAGATGCATACGATGAGAAAAATCCTGTTGGAAGACCACAAGAAAAAACATCAGTATACAATACACAAAAACGTGTATTGGGTAAAGATCCATTAGGAAAATCAGTAGATTTACAACCGGATTCTGCTAGAGCGCCTGAGCCAAAAGGTGGCTCACCAATGTCTCTTGAATCAACTAGAGCAATATACGCGCAAAATAAGAAAATGCTCGAGGAAATGTTTAAAAAATCTAATGTATTTG